TGGATCTCCCAATATTTAAGTCTTAAGGGACGCACAACTTCATCAGTTTCATCGACCTAAGCCATTCGCACGGCAGTTGGTAACACACGGAAACGTGGGTAGATCGTCGCGTCCTGAAACATGCAACACGAAATGGGTTAGGCGAAGCGACGAAGCGAGCCGTCAACATAATCGGCTAGGTAGTGCAAGGGTACGGAGTGAGTGCATCCCGTGGGTGAGCATTACCGCATTAGGCTTTACCGTGCCGGCATGACATACCGTTAACAAACCCAACTCAACAGACTCGAGCCCGACATGATGAACTACTACTACTCGCGAGGACAAGGCGCTTGCGCCGCGTCAGCCCAAGCCGAAGGCGCGGGAGCATGACACGTCCACGCTCCGAGTACGACACCAAGGCCTACAAAGACGCAAGGCATCAACTCCTACGCGACGAACCATTGTGTCATTGGTGTCAGAAAAACAAAGCAACAGAAGCCGATCACCTAGTCGAGCACGATGCAGGTGGATCAATAGCCGACGGACTTGTGCCGGCTTGTAAACCATGCAACTCATCACGCGGAGCAACATACAAAAACAAGAACGACGCGATACGAATACAAAAACGAAATGTTACTCAAAACGGTTTTTTGTATAGAAGTGAAACGCCCCCGAGCCCCATCCAACTCTTTACCAAGAACGGCCTAAACCAGCCTGAACCAGCGGCGATCGCGCACGACCGGCCGAGACTGGAAACGATTAGCCCAGACGGAGTCGGATCGTGGGCGGCAATTGTGGGGGACATAGCCTCCGAGTACTTAGGGCTAACGATGCTTCCTTGGCAGATGCACGTATTGGATCAGATGCTCACTTTTAATGCCGATCAGGATCTTGTGCATAGGTCGAGCCTTGTGTCGGTGGCCCGTCAGAACGGCAAGACAACAGTCATCCAAGCGCTTATCCTCTTCTGGCTAATCGAGATGCCGAAGATCCGAGGCCAGCGACAAACAGTCGTCTCGCTTTCGCATCGTCTTGATCTTGCATGCATGCTCTTTGAGGAGATCGCCCCGATCCTAGAAAAGCGATGCGGAGCCAAGGTCATCATGTCCTACGGCCGCTACCAAGCCACAATGCCAGACGGCTCAAAATGGTATGTTAAAGCCGCACGTCCGTCCGTCGGCCACGGCATGACAATTGACTTGGCAATCATTGACGAATTGTTTGATGTCTCCGACGAAGTAGAAGCAGGACTCTTGCCGGCTCAACGCGCTAGGCGCTCACCCCTGACCGCCATGTTTTCTACGGCCGGCACGGAGGCTTCCAAGTTGTTTATCCGTCACCGAGAAAATGCGCTTCGGCTCATTGACCTCAAAAAGCCTTCGTCGTTCTACTTCGCCGAATGGTCGCCCGAGCCATCGTTAGATCCTTTGCATGAGGCATCTTGGTATTGGGGCAACCCAGCAATCGGGCACTTCCTCACAATCGAGACTTTGCGCCAAGAATCCGAAGGCCCAGACCGTGCCTTATTTTTACGCGGCTCGCTAAATTGCTGGGTAGCAAGCGCAAACTCATGGATTCCCCATGGCCTCTGGCCCGACTTGCTCTACGAAGGAGAAGTTCCTGCCGGCGGAATTGTCGCCGTAGAAGCGTCTATGGATGACACCCGCTACTTCGCCACCCGATCCGTCTCCCTGCCCGATGGTCGCGTCGTCAACTCCGTGGCCTTTACAGCCGAGACACAAAAAGAACTACTGGAGCACCTAGCCGAAATTGCCAAAGATTCCGCCGTCAAGTTTGCGTTCTCCCCGACAATTGACGTGCTCGTCCAATCCGCCACGTTTGACCGCCGCCGAATAGTCGTCGGATACGGCGAAATCTTAAAGTACACGCCAGTCGTCAAAAACATGATCCACGAAATGCGGCTAGTTCACACGGGCGAAGCCATGCTTTCCGAACACGTACAGCGCGCCGTCCTAGTTCGCACTCAGGGCTCAATCGCCGTCTCATCCCAGAAGTCACCCGGCCCGATCGAGTTATGCCGCACCCTGATCTGGTCGGCAACCTTGGCTTCACAAAATCGCGTCACCCAAAAGCCTTCATTAGTCATCGTCCCCAACTAGCATCCTCTCGGCAGCCGTTCGTGAGCCCTACCTTTCGTCGGGATCGGAAACGCCTCCGAGCGGTTGCCACCATAAACGCGCCAAGTGTGTCATGCTCTAGGGATGGGATTATTTGATCGCAAAGTAAGCAAGGCTGCTATCTCGCCGCCGCCGGCTAAAGCCGCAGCCGCAGGAGCAGGACTTAACTACGCATCAAACAATGCCGGCGTCTCCATGATCGGCCAGTACTACACGTACCAAGAAGGCGAAGCGCGTAACCGTGCCGTACAAGTTGCCGCGATAAATAGGAGCCGCGATCTTATGGCATCGGTTATCGGATGCATGCCGCTCCGCTCTTACGTGGAGCAATGGAACGGCGAATACATGGAGAAGATCTACACCGCTCCTCGATCATGGTTGCGTCGGCCAGATCCCGAAGTGCCATACAACTTTCTTATGTCATGGACGTTTGACGATTTGTTCTTCTTCGGTCGCGCATTTTGGTACATCACTTCACGCACCGCCGACGGATACCCAGCATCGTTCACACGTCTTCCAGCCGGCAGCGTCACTACTCAAGACATGGCAGGCCCCGTGTGGTTTGCACCGTCAAAGGCCGTTTACTTTCAGGGCGGCGAGATAGATCCTTACAACCTTGTACAGATTCTTAGCCCGACGCAAGGACTGATCTATTCAGGAACGCAAGTTGTCGAGACAGCATTGAAGATCAACGACGCACGCACACGCAACGCATCGTCAAGCATTCCAGCCGGCGTACTTAAACAAACTGGCGGCGAACCGCTAAGCGCGCAAGAGTTGGCAGATCTTGCCGCATCGTTCAACGCAGCGCGCGCAACTAATCAAACGGCCGCGCTCAATGAGTTCTTATCGTACGAACCGACAACAATGAGTCCAGACAAAATGCTTCTCATTGAATCAGCAAACTACAGCGCCCTTGAAGCCGCTCGCCTTTGCAATGTCCCACCGTATCTCGTAGGCGTCTCAACCGGATCGTATTCCTACCAATCATCCCAGCAAGCACGCGCCGACTTGTACATCTTCGGACTTAAAATGTACGCAGAAGCAATTGCGGCTGCACTCTCTATGGACTCCGTTCTTCCACGCGGAACTTACGTCGAGTTTGACGCAGAGTCCTATCTGGAAGAGAACTACATGGCCGACAAAGCCGACGAACCAACCATCCAAGAAAACACTCAAGAAGGACTAGCCAACCGATGATCAAACTAATTGCAGGAGACTTCACGCTTGACGCCGCCGCAGGCGACGCACCACGCCGAACCATCTCAGGAATCGCAGCACCATACAACGTGGACGCCACCGTTTCCGACGGAACGACCGTTCGCATCTTGCCGGGCGCCCTCCCAACCGAAGGCAAAGCCCCACGACTCTTCATGTACCACGACGCATCCCAGCCAGTAGGCGTTGTCACGGAGCGCGTAGACACTCCAGAAGGCATGCTCTTCACCGCCAAAATCAGCGCAACATCTCTCGGAAATGACGCGCTCGTCATGGCCGGCGACGGCACTATCGACCAAGTCTCAGTTGGGATCAACCCAGTTAAGTTCTCGTACGACGAAGACGGAACTATGGTGATCGAGTCTGCTATCTGGCAAGAATTATCGCTTGTCCCCATAGGCGCATTTGGAGACTTTGCACAGATCACCAAAGTCGCGGCCAGTATCCACCAGCCCGAAGAAGAAATCAGTAATAATGAAGAACAAGAACCTCAACAGGAGAACCCAATGTCCGAATCAGTAGCAGCACCAGTCATCGAAGCCACCATCCCAACCGCTTCTCTTCCAGCAGTACCGAAGCGCAAGTTTGATCTTCCAACCCCCGGCGAATACATGGCAGCAATGCACATCGGCGGAGAGACATTCCGCAACGTTGCAGCCGCAACTCAAGACTTCATCAAGTCAAAGCAATCCGCACTTGAAGCCGCCGCAGGTGATGTACTCACTACGGACACTCCGGGTCTTTTGCCAGTACCAGTCCTTGGGCCAGTCTTTCAAGACCTCAACTTTATCCGTCCAGTTGTTCAGGCAGTTGGCGCACGTGCAATGCCAAACGGCGGAGCATCAAAGACATTTATTCGTCCAACGATTACCACGCACACAAGCGTCGCTGCACAAGCAAACGAACTCGCCGCAGCATCCGCAACAACAATGGTTATTGCTTCCAACTCGGTAAGCAAGACAACATTGGCAGGACAAGTCACGCTCTCAATTCAGGACGTCGATTTCACAGACCCAGCCAGTTTGCAGATAATCCTCAATGACTTACTAGGCGAATATCTCTTGGCCAGCGACAACGTGGCTGCAGACGCAATCACCGCTGGCGCAACAGCATCGGGAGCAACATGGACAGTTAACACCACCGATCCAAGTTCGTTGTTTAACGCGCTTTACACTTCGGCATACAACATTCTTGTTGCAACTAACTTCTTGCCAGACCATCTTTTCGTAGACCCGAACGTATGGCTGTACCTCGGAAAGCAGTTGGACGCGGACAAGCGACCTGTATTCCCGTACACAGCCGCCGCCGGACTAACCGGAATGAACGCTGCGGGAACTGCAAACATTACACAGATGAGCACGTTTAACCCGTTCGGTTTGACTCTTGTTGCAGACCGTAACTTTGCGGCTTCAACAATGGTTGTCGCACGCGCACAAGCCATCGAGTTCTATGAGCAAATCCGTGGCCTAATGAGCGTGGAGTTGCCGTCTACTTTGGGTCGCAACTTCTCGTACGCGGGCTATGTTTCAACCTTTATTGCAGACAGCACCCAAGTTCAGTCGATCTTGATCGCCTAGTCGAGAGCGGAGCATCCGCTCATGGCTACCTACAGCGTCACCAACAAGTACCTCATAGACGACTTCGCCGTCCTTCAACTTCTCACCCCGACGGAGTTGGAGGTCGGCCAGTCAATTACGGTCGCAGGAGTAGACGCCACATTTAACGGAACCTACACCGTCCGCGCTCTTCCGCAATATCTGTTTGAGGGCGTAGACACCGAAGGCGATCTTCTCTACGACGTCAACATTCCAATTGCCAATCAAGTCCTTTACGCAAAAACGGCCGCCGATGTCGAGCGAACCGCCGCGTCTGGAACCCTGACATCAACTCCGACTTGCACATGGATCAGCGCAGGAGACGTTGAGGACTGGCTTGGCATAGGAACGGCCACAAGCGCCGACGCAGCGTTCTTAACAATATGCGCGTCTAGTGCTTCCCAATTCTGTTGGCGCCGAAGAATGGAAGCCGGCTATGTCGACTCCCTTACAACTGTCCCTTCGCAAGACGTCAAACTTGGAACGATCATGTATGGCGGCGCGTTGTACCGTCAGCGCGGATCTATGGATTCCTTTGCATCCTTTCAGTCAATGGGAACCGCTCCCGTCATGGGACTCAACGGAATGATCCGCCAATTGTTAGGCATTGACCGTCCGCAGGTTGCCTAGTGCCAGTCCCCACCTACACCGACTTATTTAATGAGGGCTACGACGACCTAGTCGCCAAACTGCAAACCGTCTCAGGGCTCCAAGTCGTAAACGATCCACGCAACATCGTCCCTCCGTGCGTGTTCGTCAACATCGACTCCATTGAAGGCTTTAACTACAACATTGCCAAACTCACCTTCACACTCCAGATCGTGACACTTGGCCCCGGCAACCTAGACGCCCAGAAGTCCCTACTCAACATGCTCGCTCAGGTATACGCGCTCAACATCGGCATCATCTCAGGCCGCCCCACCAACGTCGACATCGGCGGATCCATGCTGCCAGCATACGAACTCACCGTCGCAACCCAAGTCCAAACGGCGTAATCCACACCTAGCGCCCGAATCTATGTCAAACTAAATCCACAACTCAAGGAGCAATCATGGCAACCACAACAATCCTCTCGAATCCATCCGTAGAAATTGGGTTGACCATTTCTACCCTAAACAACATCAGCGACCAATGCACGGCCGCCGTGTTCACCGTCGTCTCCGAGCCTTTGGAAGACACCGCCTTCGGATCCACATCACGCACCTACACGTCTGGCCTCTTCTCAAACTCGCTTACCTTGACGATGTACAACTCATACGCAACCGATGAGACTTACCAATTAATCTCGGCTTATGTCGGCAAAAAAATTGTTGTCAAAGTTAAACCAACTTCGGCCGCAGACGGCGCAACGAACCCCGGTTTTATTTTGACAGATGGGTTTATCTCTGAACTACCTGTCATCAATGCTTCCCTTGGCGAACTTCAAGTAATTGATATCGAGATACAGGGCGGCGTGTACTCGGTAGACGTAACACCATAATCACGGCCGTCCTCGGCCCGACACAAGGAGCACCATGAAAATCAAACTGACCGTCACGCGCGGAGAAGTAACCGAACAACTATCCACGAACCTCTTTGTCATTGCCGAATGGGAACGCTTAGAGAATCGTCGAGTGTCCGACGGACGCGGCATAGGTGCATCCGATCTTGCGTGTTGGGTACACACGCTGCTCACTATCAAAGGCGAGAAACTTCCAGCGTCATGGCGCGAATGGTTGAAACAAAACCCAGACGTCGAGATCGCAGCGGAGGACGCAACCGATCCAAACCCTACGGACGCGGCTACCGCCGGCAACTAGCCGAACTGGTAGTCGCGACGGGATGGGCTCCGACGTTCTATGCGGAGTCGTTTGACTCACGCGACCTACAAACAATCATTAGAGTCCTTAATGACCAAAACAAAAAAGGACACAAATGAGAGACTCAGCCGGCGGCGTTGAAGCACGGATAGAAGTGTTCGGCCTTGGCCAAGCGCTTAAAGATCTCAACAAGATCGACAAGGCTCTCCGTCGCGACATCACCAAGGACTACAAGCGCGTAACGTCTGGGCTTGTCTCAGACATCCAGTCGGCCATCCCGTTGAACTATCCGCTCTCAGGATGGCAACGCCAATGGCGTCTCCGTGGCGAGTACGAAGTCTTCCCATGGCCGACCGACCATTCCGT